TTGCGGCTTTCGTTTCTTAGGGGCTCTAACCACATTTCCTACCGCCTCAGCCTTCACGCACTGCGAAACAACTTCTCGCAATGCACTATCTAATTTACGTGCGACCTTTGATGAATATCCTTTCGTGTCATCCTCCAACTCTGAATTAAACGAATCCATTTTATTCTTGAAGTGCGCATGGATCAGTTTTACTATCGGAACTTTCACAAAATTCTGCGATAGATATTTAGATACTTCAAGATCACCTTTATTCCAAATATAATCATCAATCATACCCTCAATTTCACCAATATGGTTTGATGCAATTTGAGAAATTCGTTCTTGAATATTGGGCAAATTTTTTGGTTTTTTATCATCCAACACTATCTTAGACGCTAGGTCGCTAATTTTTGCGTATGCACTATCAATGTACTTGGTGTGAGACACACTAATAGTAAGTCCTCGATTGGTAATCATATGAATTAACGCACCAACCTGAGCAAAATATTCGGACCGAACAGAAGAAAAATTTGTTACCTTTTTACCTAACTTTTTCCAATATGCAATTGCCCAATTCTGCTTTTTCTTTGGGTCAACCTCAACATTGTAATAATTTAGATTTTTGACCAAGTCGAGTTGATAATTGAAAATATCATAATCCGGAAAATGATGATGTTCCCTAGACTTCAGAATTTCCCGACCCTTGTGTTTCAGAGTTTTCTTCCGTTTCATAAATCACCTATAAAGTAACCACCCAATATACACATATTATCAGGTTTGTTATTTTATGTCAATGTCTGAGCAATCTCAAGTCCACTTGTATTGCGAAGATATGCGTCCTCAACCTCTTTTGTGGCAGGTACAATTGTAGCAATGTAATGATCGCTCATCCAACATTCGGCGTCTGGGTTCGAAATAATGTACGGAATAAACCCAACTTGAATACCATTTGGTGATTGCATCAGTTGCAAAACTCTAGGTTTCTTTAGAAACTTCTTATTATCCATCAAACTCATCGAACTGATTATTTCCTCACCTGCAATTGTTTTTATAACAACAATTTCACTCATCTTTATCTACTCCTTCTACTCTCCTACGATTTTTCCAGTCGTGCTCGTGTTGGATTGCAGCGATCATCATTTTCAGAAAATCTTTTGCTTTCTTTCGATCCTTCATCATTGCAACCCTGCCTTTTAATTCAGTTGGTACTTTTATTACACCCCTTCTCATGCTGTCTCCTCGTCAAAATTAATATTACTTACATCTAAACTTCTTCGATTACTAAATCTTGGAGGATCCGTTTGATCTGTCTTCCCCTGATCTGTAATGTGCTGCGATCCAACATCTACATCATACAATTTAAATTTAGCAACATCGATACCAACAATAAATCGTTTATAATAATTCAAATCATTAAAACGATTTTTCAATTGCTTAATCATTACTTGATTCAATTCATCCAATTCCTCCGACCTAATCATAGCAAACAATAAGTCAGTAGTCATGGGCATTCCAAAACTTTCTGAGGTATCTGTCATCTCAATATCAGAATTATTAGCACCGCCTCGATTTGTTTGCGTAGCGGTGAATATTACTACATTATTCTCAACTGCCAATCCTCTCAATTCCTCGGCGATAGCTTTAACGGCGAAATAAGAATTCCAATTTGCGCCTGGTTTGTATCGCTGACTAGCACAAATGTTTATGTAATCAATATAGATAATATCAGGAATAAAATTCTTCTTCAAGCGCAGTTCATCCAACAATGACTTAAAATGACCAACATGAGCTGAGCTAGTTGGATATTCCTTAATAACTAGCGTGCCCTTTGTCTTATTCCTTATCTGCGTAATTTTGTCATCAAAATCTTCATGTTTCAATTTATGCAACTCATCTATAGTACAGTCTAGAATATTACAATCAATTCGTTCGGCGATTCGTTGTTCCGCCATCTCTAGTGTAATATAAAGGCAATTCCAACCTTCGGATAATGCCTTTGCCGCATGGTCACATAAGAATAAACTCTTTCCAACACCAGTAGGAGCCAAAATTGCCGATAGTGTTTTTCTCGGAATACCACCTTTAGTTATCTTGTTGAACATCCCCAATCCAAAAGGAATTCGGTCTTCCTTAAGGTGATAATACTTAAATCGCTCATCTACATCAGAGAAATAATCATGACCAATTGTTTTATCAAACGATACTGCTAGTGCATCCTGTAACAATGATGGTATTGCTGTTTTCGTAAATTTGGTGCTGTCACCATTTAGAATACCAATTGATTCGGTTATAGCGTTGTAAATGGCTCGTTCGGAACAAAACTGCTCGGTTCTCTCAACCAACCATTTAGTATTTAACTCAATGTCACCCCACCCATCTATTGTGTCTATGGCTCGTTTATACTCATCTTGCTTAAACTTACCACAATCCTCAACGAATAATTTTAGAATCTTTTTGGTGGGGACTTTATTATGCTCAGAATAAAATTTCTTAATCTCCTTGATTAGGACACGTTCAACATTGGATTCAAAATATTCAGGTAGTATATGATGCAGTGTTTTTCTGGTGTAATCTTCTGAACCCAGCAAGTTTTCAAAAATTATTTTCTCTATTCTTTCGGTCAAACAAACTCCTTACTTTTTAATTGGTCTTCCTTTCCACCGATTTTATAATCATCTAAGTTCTCTCCTTCCTTAGCCATCTTATATCGCTCCAACTCAATAACCTTTTCAGTACGATCTTTCCATTGTCGCAATGTAGTTAATTCATAGCCGGCGAGCTGGGTGTCAGTAGTTTTAGAAATAAATTTAGCTACTATTTTTGGATTTTTAGAGATTAGTTGTAAATAATGTTCGAGGAACGAATTATATGCGTTCAGCATTGCTCGTATTCGATTCATGCGTATTCCTTTTCAACAGGTTGAATAATCATAAGATCTAACTTAGTTGTTTTATTTTTTTCATTGATACTTGGAAATTTACCATTCTTTTGCCATTTAGTTGGGATCCACTCTTCACCATTCCACCAAGCACCCATAACAGGATATGAACCACCAGAATGCATAGTAAAGATTAATGCCGGAGAACCGCCCCTAGTCAAAACCAACCTTGGTGGATTATAGATAAAGGTATTGGTCCTATTTACGAGTTCTTCTAGTTCATTCTGCTGTAGTCTCATCTACACCACCATGATAAACCACTTCATTCTTTTTCAGTTGATCTTCAAGAAATTTTATTAGCATGTCACCCAAGAATTTCTCAAACTCGGCAACATTACTTGGAACACCATCAGTTATCTGATAACCAAAATTCATTGTGGCAGACCCATCCGGGTTTTCTTCAACAAACTTAATGTCTTCGTAATGAAACTTTATACCACTAAATGGTCCTTCATTAACCTCTAGTTCAATGAATCCATTAAAGTCCTTGCCAGTTGCTCTAATCATTATCATCTCCCATTGGATATGTGTTACCAGTTGCCAGCATATACTTATTGGTGACATAATCAACAAAGGTTAAATCATTAACAATTGGTGCCCAAAATTCTTCGGTGTTGGTATCTTTTGCGCGAACCTTATCTTTTGCACCTTTTACTTGATACCACCCCATAGATGGTTTGGTAACATGACCAGATTCTAGTGCTAAGTCCAAAAGACCTGAGTATTTGTTGATACCTTCATCATATAGGACTTGGAATGTTAATTTTGATTTTTCCTTAACAAATCTAGATTTTTCGACCCCCAAAGTGAAATTCCATCCAACAATATCTGTACCTGTTTTTTCCTGTGACCTACCAACAATAAAGATCGTATTTGAGGAATAATAAACACCCGTACCACCACTAACAATTTGTTTCGGGAACATTCCGGTTTCCTCGTATGTATGATTCACCACAATACATGGGATATCTTTGATTGTTAATTTCGGTGTAATGATTCTAAAAAGCGACTTAATTTGTTTTGCACGTGTCATATCCGCAACAGATTTTTCATTCTGTGCGTCTTCAATTTCCTTCTTCGATGCCAAATTGCCCAGAGAATCAACAAAAATAATAACTCTATCTCCACGTTCAATTGCATCCAATTTCTTTGTTAGATCAAATTTCAACTGTTCAATGTGTTCGATTGGTAGATGAATAACTCGTGAAGTATCAATGCCATTGGCTTGCAAGTATTCTGTGGTTATTCCAAACT